TAATATGTGCTGGTATTCCAAATGTTTCTTGGTATCTGTATCTTCGGCAGTTGGATTTTCAGCCCTCCACTGTGGAAGCTGTTTTATATTTTTATTCTCAATTCCCTTTATGGCTTGTTTTATTTTGACATTTTCTCCATTCTCTTTTTCCCATGCATCCTTGTCTTTCACATACAAGGTTTCCCGCTTCAAGTCGCTGCAATGAATTGGGCGCTTGAAAATGTCTAATTCCTTCAAATTCCGAATAAAGATTTTACTCATTCCTTCTGTATATCCCACTCGCCCAATCATATCTAAATCCGATATCTGTAGCTTAATCGTATTGACAAAATCCATAATATTAAGTGCATCCTTACATTGCTCATTCAAAAAGAAATTTAGATTGAAATTGTTATTCGTATTATTACAATTCGTAGTAATATTTTTACCTTCTTTTGCCAGCTCCATCATTTGTTTGTTTTGCTCAATAATAAGTTCTTTGAGTTCTTTGTTTTCGTTCATTTGCAGCTTGAACAGCTCTGCCAGCATTTTAAAGTCTGTATTCTCGGCGTTATTCTCGCTTACAGGTTCGCTTACAGGTTCGCTTACAGGTTCTTCTGAATTGCATGTTTTTTTGTGTCTCCATAAACCGGAATGATGTTTGAATGATTTGTTACAAAAACATGTAAATTCAAATGTGGTGGCTACTTTTGCTACTTTTTTGATATCTTCTGTATCATTTTGGCAGTTTTTTGCATATTTTAAGTGTTTTCTAGTAGTTAAATGTTTTGCCATATTGCTTTTCTTTGAGCATTTATAGTTACAATATGTGCAATCATACATTTCGGCTACTTTTGCTACTTTTATTGTATCCTCCATATCTTTATTAGGATATTAAAAAGTAGCCCTAAACCTTTTTTGCAAGAAATAGTTAAAAATGTTAAAAATTAAGCTCACAAAATTTTTAACTTTTAAAATGCAATTTAGAGCATTATGCTCAGAATGTGTCAAAAAACAGCGTTTTCCAAGAATCCTTTCCGTTTTCAAAAAAAGGACATTTTTTTTGTCCTTTTTTCATTTTCACCATTACTTTTGACCCCCCGAAATCTGCATTCTTCTCTAAGCCCTTTTGGGAATATATATATTAATTTAAAGATACTTAAAGTATTTTTAAAGCAGTTTAAAGAAGAATATAGGATCTATTTCAATGATCCGATGTAAGCAAAATCCTTGAGTTTAATGCGTAACCGATTTATAAAACTCATCGAATTATCTGTGACGAACTGACATGAAAGCATAACTCGTTTCTGATTTGCGCACAGCTTGGATGCTCTGTGGTATAAATAATTTCCTTCAAAACATAGCGCATTATTATTCAAATCCATGCTGACAACTTCGTTCTTGTCATTTTTAAATTCAAACTTGGTGCATGTAAGGTCGGTTGTTATCGGAATTAATACAGTAAAAAACCGGCCATTATAATAATTATAATCATAATGCCAATTAATCCAATCCCCTTCATTTTCATAAATAAGTAAGACACACGACGTTGGAAATGATAAGTCAGTTGGATATACTTTGACTCCGAGCAGTTCTGAAATTTTGTTGCACAATTCATTCTGATAAAATGGAATAATACTTTTGGAATTCTTTGCAACTTGACCTGTTGGGACGGTTACTCCTGCTTTATTTGGCAGAGCACAATTTGCTATATTTTCTGTAAAAGACGTGATTTCAACGCGTTTTTGGATGCCTTTATTTCCCAACATGGATTGTATCTCGCTCATTATATTGCTATTTAATTTTTCAGGAAATTCCTTGTAAAGACAAAATGTATCACCGCATTCATATTTTTTGGTCGTTATTTGACAGGAACCAGAGTAATATGCATACACAATTATAAGTGCAAAAATAATTAGCAATATTATTACTAGCATTGTAAAGTATTTCTGGTATTTCATGTATTTCATATTATAGATTGCCTTTTTCATCTATAATATAAAACAATATTAAAAATAGTGGAATAATAAAACGCCCACTGATAGATTAAGTTGCATACATAAGACCACAATTTCCACCAACAAATGTAACCACGTTCCATCTCTCTTCCAAAATAGTTAGGTCAAAATTGTAATCATAAATTCTCCACGTGGGCTTGTTAATGCCAATGATATTTCCGGTTTGTGGATCACAAATTGCTAATGATTGTGCATACGGATCCAAAGTTGGCACAATTGTATTAAATTCAAGTTCAATTGTAGTAAAACGACTCATGTTAATGGCACCCATTGGCTGCAAATCTAACGGGTTATTACCTAGACAATAATTGTAACAATACAACCCAAGTGGAGCAGCCCCAACAGTTTTTAACCATTTTTCAATATAATTATAAACACCAACGGGTTGAGCATTCTCCCTGTAAGACCCATCTAATAATATAGCCATATTAGTTAATATACCCTTTGTATTTGCTGCGTGAGCACCGCCCGTAATATACCATGGTGTAGTTTGGCCATCAGGATTTACACCAGGGCCAATATTAACAGTTGTTTGACTTCCGTCTGGATTTGTTCTTACAACAGGGAATGTATAATCGCCTCCAGTTGGAGCCGGTGTTATATCATATGGTGCGTAATTATATGGCCAATTGGAATAATTTGACCATTCATTTCGCAAATTAGCATCGCTTCTTTGAAAATAAAACATCATACCAGCAACCATACCGTTTGAATCCAATTGAACTTTATTTGCACCCGTTACATTATAAAATTTTTGCTCGCGCACTTGTTTGAATAAATAAGATTGTTCTTGAAGAGCAAACAATCGCGATTCTTCATTAGAAAGAAAACAATATGTGCAATTTAAATGAATATCAGCATTCCATAAAGTTCTTGTATCAACATAAGAATTGAGTCCTAGTTCTACATCAGGTGGGGTTTGTAGAAATCTGTAAAATTGCATATACCATAAATTAAAATTGGGTGAAATGTATGGGTAATTATTCGCGCTATCAAACACATCACGAATACGAAATAATTCCTGAATTGGACGCATTGTTATATTGACATGCAATTCATTGTATTGCAAAGAAATTAATGGAAAAGCCATCTGGGTTTTGAAGTTAAACCAACTATTTAATGGAATATACAATGTTCTTCCATTAATGGAAGGACCTGCACCAGTTGGATTATAATAAGAATTAGGATACGCATTTACACGAGCACCAGAATTGGCGGGATCGTTCATTTCTGGAATATTTCCAGTCATTTCATTAAACAATAATACTTTGGTTCCATTAAAATCGCGTTCAGTCATATTTTTAATATATTCACCAGAATATTCTTGAATTGTTTGATTGCCGCATGTGATAGTAATTCTAGATATCATCAAAGCTCCAAGAGACTCAATCCATTTAAATTCGTATGGAACCCATTGCCCACTATTATTAAGTTCAGAATTTTGATCGGTGTTTGGAGGCATAATAGGACTCCAAATATTAGGCATATCCACACTTAAATAACAATCCATTAAAAGGTCAGCATATCTAGGTATTTTAAATGTAAATAGCGATTCTTCTGCTAAACGCAAAGTTTTTGCTCCTTCAAAATCAACACGAAATTTTTGCATTCCAAAATTTGTATAACGAGCATATGCTGCTTTAAAAAAAGTTTTTGATGGATTTCCATTTAATATAATATTTTGTTGTCCTTCACTGACTAATTGCATTAATCCCCCAGCCATTGTTTTAGATATAGTATACAAATAATTTATATTTAACTTTCTTTGAATATTTATTATAAATAATATATGCATTTTGCAATTTTTAAAATTAGTATTATATAATAGGATATGGATGCTATGAACAAACAGATGAATATGATTGCAAATCTTAAGGAAAATTTTGTATCTAATATGTTAATCGGTATGATTATATTGGTGATTATTGGTGCATTATGTTATTACTTCTATATGAGAAATTTATTAAGCCGCGAATGTAATAGAATGGACAATATATTTGCAACATTAGACGGATCAATAAAATCATTGAATCCTACAGACCCAAATTGCAAATACACATTAAAAGACTATTATATTAAAACTGCATACAATTGTTGCAGTCCGGGAACATTTAAAAATGATTATGTATCAACATGCGCACTAAAAGATGCATTAAAACAAGGAGTTCGTGGGTTGGATTTTGAAATTTTTTCAATTGGCGACCAACCTGTTGTGGCCACATCTACAGTAGATAATAACAATATTAAGGAAACATATAATTTTGTGCCTTTTTCAGATGTTATGAATATAGTAACAACTTATGCTTTTGCGACCAGCACAGCACCAAACCCACTGGATCCGATAATATTTCATTTCAGGTTTAAGAGCGCAAATCAAAAAATGTATCAAAACTTTGCAAATTTGTTTAAAAATTACGATTCATTCTTTTTAGGACCATCATCCAGTTTTGAGCAAAATGGGAAAAACTTTGGAAATTCTCAATTACTAGATTTGGTGGGGAAAATTGTTGTGATTGTAGATAAATCAAACAACACATTTATGGATACACCCGATTTTCTTGAGTATGTGAATATGACGAGCAATTCAATGTTTATGCGCGCGTTGCATTATTATGATGTGAAAAATACACCAGACCTGATTGAGTTGCAAGATTACAATAAACAAAACATGAGTATTTCAATGCCAGACAATGGTGAAAACCCTCCAAATCCTAGTGCAATTGTGTGTAGGGAAACTGGATGCCAAATGATTGGTATGATGTATCAGAAAAATGATGTTAATTTACAGGAAAATAATGCATTTTTTGATAATTGTGGGTATGCATTTTGCTTAAAACCTGAAAAGTTGAGATATATTCCAGTGATGATTCCAGAACCACCACCTCAAAATCCGGCGTTGTCATTCCAACAACGTTCAGTAAAATCTGATTACTATGCTTTCAATATCTAATCAACCTTTGGAAAAGGTTGAGCCAAATCAAATCAAATCAAATCAAATCAAATCAACTCAAATCAAAACAAATCAAATCAAAACAAATCAAATCAAAACAAATCAAATTAAAACAAATCAAATCAAAACAAACAAAAACCATTTAAAATTAAAAACATTGTATAATTATGCAGATAGGTCCGCATAATTATAATATAAATGAAGAATGTTATGTAGCAGGAGATATTGGCGCAAATCCCATGTGCTATCCGCGGTTATCCAGTTTTAATAATGCTTACATTAATTGTAAAAATGGTATGTCTTTGAAATATCCAGAATATCATTTTAATTTTAAACAAGTTCAATATAATAAATATGATTCTGGATTGGCAAGTATTTACAAGTTAATAATAACAAAAAATATATAATACGCAGAATTTTTCACACTTCTATTTACGAAAAAAATTGAAATGAATAATGAGCATACTCATTATGCAAACAATAGACAAAACTTAAAATCAAACTCAAGATGATGGAAAGAGTATGGCAAGTAATGGGCAAGCTAAAGGAACCACCAAAAGAAAAAAGGTTCAATGTTGGTACCGAACATACGGTAATATTGACGGACAAACCCGTTTCAGCTAATTACGCAAGAATACAACACATCATCAAAAGCAAAAATCCATTGGTCACGTACGTAGGACCAGTGACAAAATACTTAAATTGTGAGTCTTGTTGCAATGGGACGAAAGAAGGTTTTAGTGCCGCATGTTGCACAAATCCTGAAAGACCTGAGGATGACCTTACCAAAACAGACATTCCCAGTGGAACTATTTTGTTAGTTGCTATAAAAGTAAATGGTCTAGTTTATGAAAAGAAGACAAAGTTTATTAACGCGGCGACAGAACCATGGTATGAATGGACCAGAAAGGATGGAAATCCTCTGTATTTGAATAAATTGTTTATGGATATGCTTTTTGAACACGAAAGAGAGGCGTTGGATTTTAGATACTAGCTTGAATTTCTAAAAAAATTGAAACCTTTTTATCATAAACGATCTAACCGTAATCACACATCACCAGCCAATCAAAATGGGAGACATGCTTGAAAGAACAGAATGGGTTCCGGTTCCAGACCGTGTCACAATTGAGGAACTATATAAGAAGGCAGGTTTTACTCGGGCCATGTTTACTGGAAAAGGTCCAGAATTACATAATGTTTTATGTCTTGGAGAAAAAGACGGCACCAAGTGGGATTACTATGACTTTGCTGACTGCGAGTCCTATGATAATAGTAGTAAATACATTAAGGGAGGACGCATGATTGTAAGGTTCGGCAATCTTATGCGCGACGACTTCTATTTTGTGAAGCATGAGTTGGGCAATTATTATAAATATGAGATGACGATACAGGGCAAAAAAATGCACTTTATTGTTTCGCATTCTGACTACCTAAAACTTGTAGCAGAAGACCGCGAGTATCTTGAAACGTTGCCTAAGGTGTCTATATAAAAAATTAAAAGAAGCATTTTGCAAATGATTTACAATAAATACATCTACTACATTTTTTATCGTCGTGTTTTTCTACGATTTCGTCTATACTTTTTGTTTTTTTTAGAGCGCAGATAATTGAGCTTTCCTCCCTTTTTTTCAACGCATGTTAATTCATTTATTGTTTTATCAAATACTATTTTTGCATTTTCTATATTAGCATCATTTAATTCAATCGTTACCTCAAGTGCTCCATGTTTTTCTACATACTCGCTAAACTCTTTATATGTGGAAAATTGTATCCCATCATCGCGACCTTTTGCATTAAAATATTTTATCAATATATAAGCACGAGCAGGATTAATTGCTTCTGATAATATATAATTAGCATCTGCATGTATGGTTCTTGCCATAATAATAAGTACAGATGTCAATAATTTATTTAATTTATTACCTTCATATTGTTGTTTTGTGCGAGAAAAAATAGTAATGAATCCTTCATAATAGTCTATAATTATTGAAGACACGCATATATCATTATTAAATGCGCACAATAACAGTGTTTTGGGGTGTATTTCATGATGCGCTGTTATTTCTGCATTTTTATCCATTTGATAAAAATAGTTTATATCAAGTTTATACTTGCATCCTTTTGTTTCGTTAAATTCTTCAAGGTGTTTATTTATATTATTAATTGCTTCTTTTGCGACAACTAAGTTAATTTCTTCTTCTGGTGGTGCGTTAGACATGATGTTTTGTTTATATATATGG